TTCTTCTTCTTCGACTTTCGCATTGTCAAGTTTTTCTTGAGCAGCTGCAAGCATATCTTCTTCGGTGTCGTAAGTAGGAATACTTTCTTTAGGTTCTTCATAACCAATATCTAAACTAGGTTCATCTGGTCTTTGTGAATTACTGATAACTGGTGCTGACGGTGATGGTGCAGGTTCTGGTGTTTCTCTCTCTTCGATGTAAACACCATCAGCAAGTTCTTGTCTTACTGGTGCATAGTCTTCGTCTGAGATTTCTTCGTCTGCCTCTGCAACTTCATTAACTCTGTCTACTTCATCTAAGAAAGATTCTGTTGTAGTTCCACTTGGCGTGAAATCAGTTGTTGGTTCTTCTGCAACAAAGTCTTTAAATGCCTTCTTAGTTTCTTCTACTTTCTCTACGAAGTCTCCATCGTTTGAGATTGGTGTTTCTTCTACTACAGGATTTACCATTCTTGCCATTTGAAATGCACGAGAAGGTTCTTTAGGTTCTGAAGGTTGAACTGGTGCAGTAGCAATGTTGTCTTTCTCTACTTGTACCATTGCATCAACTTGTGCCTGTTCTTCAGCAGTAAGTTGTGTTGCAGTTTGTCCTGATTGAAGACCAATCTTACCATCTGCATTTAAGTCCATTGAAATGCCATGAGACAATAGAACTGCTTCCATATTTGCAAGTTTTAGTTCTGCTTCTTTTCTTCTTTGTCTCTCAGCAGTTTCACCATTTTTGATTGCCTGAATAGCAGCTTCTTGTTTTGCGATTTGTTCTGCCTGGTCCATTTCTGCCAAGTCTGCTAATCTCTTCTGAGCATTTTGAATTTGTGTATTGTACTCAATTTGAGCAGCGTTGATTTCATCTCTAAGAACAACAATAGCATCTAAGTCAGCAGGCTTAAGCATACCAGACTTTAACTGATTGTCAATCATTAATGAGATTACACCCAAGACATTTGGGTTAAGGGATGATTTGAATTCGGTAATTCTTTTACGAATTCTATCGGACTCTGTAAGTTCCTCTGTCACCTGTTGTTGTGCGAATGTTTGTTCTACCATTATAATTTAACTCCATGGAGTCCGACTCGACTAGAAAGTTTATACATCGGAAAGTGTTATAACTTTCCCTAGAATTCTATGTATAGTCTCTGCGGACATTAATATTTATTTAAAAATTAGCGTTAGGAAATGCTTTTTCAGCAATTTCTTTTGTTATGTTTTTGAACGGCCAAATCTTATCTTTGACTAGTTCCATTAGTTCTGCCTCTTTGGGAGGTATACTTTCCATCAATTCAATCCACATAGACTCTCTTCTAAGTCCTTTGACTTCATTGGTGCAAAAGTATTTGAATTTTCTAAACTCAAATCTTAATGATGTTTCAGTTAAATCACTATCTGGTGCATCGTTTGGTTTGTACGGTGTTTTGCCTTCTGGCAATTGACTTACAATGTTGTCATTAAATGCCCACTGTAATACAGGTTGTACTGCACCATTGTTTTCACCAAAGACTCGAAGACCATTTATTGCATTGTCTTCATTGTCCTTTGCGACTAACTCTGCTTGACATAGTATTTCATATACATCAGCATTCTTTTGTAAAGTTTCCCTTTTTGAAATAAGTTCTAACTTTGGTTTGTTTGGGGCACCCTTAGGTCTCCCTCTTCCTCTTTTCTTCTCGGTCATAACGAAAAATCTCCAATATTATCTATTAATTGATTCAATCTTTGTGTTCGTAAATAATCAAAGACTTTGCCTTTGACTGGTTCTACTTTAGAATATTCACTAAGAATTGCATCTTCTATTTTTTCTGGTATCATATCGAAATCAATTAATGTTTGATTTCTTAAATAATTACGGTAGTATTTATCATCATTTTCAATACTAATCCTGAGGTATTTCTCAAGTATTGGTTTTCTTAAAGGCGTTTGTCTAATGCCTGCATCTAAACAATCATCGTTAGATAATATATTTGGTATGCCGTCTGACTTGTCTCCCTTTAATATATGTTCTTTTAAAAACATATCTGCATCTTGACAATCAATCTCTTTGTTTAAATTAGGAGACCATTGTCTTACACCCCAATATTTGTGCAACTGTTGGAAGTCTTTATCACCAGATACAATCATAATATTTTCATCCATGTGAAACTTCTTAACAATGACAGCGATGATATCGTCTGCCTCACACTTCTCAACATACATATATTTGTATGGAAAGTTATCTCTAATTTCTTCTTTGACTTGTTGTAGTGTATCAAAGATTAATGTCCAATCTCTATCATCTGCCTCACGAGACTTCTTACGATTCGCCTTGTATAAAGGGAAGTAATCTTTACGCCATGTATTACCTGCATCTGTACAAAGTACTATCTGCCCATAATCAGGACCATATCTTCTCTGATAAGTTCTAAGTGAATTGAGTATCATATGTCTAAGCATAGATTCGTTTATTTCATTATCATTACTTTTCAGTTGGGCCATAAGGCCTGCGATAATAGTTTGTGTAAAATCAATTAATATCATAGGTACTAGTATACTCTAATAGGGGGCGTATTGTCAAGCAGGTTCTGGTTGCATAATTGAAACATTACCAGCGACACTAATTCTAACAGCGTTCTCTTCGTAATGTGCATAGACTGTATGTCTCAACCATGAGGGAAATATAATAATATCTTTACGACTAGGCACATGACAATATCTATCGTGATTCAAATAATTGGGTTCACCGTATTGAAGTTCTATCAGACCTGCAAGTTTACGATTCTGCAAAGCAAAATAGTCGGCATCTCCATGTACTGCATCATATTCATTGTCTTGTAGTTCTTCTAGTTTAAACTTCTCTAAATCATTTCTACAATATACTACAAAAGAATAATTACCTGTATGTGAGTGAGGTGGATTATATTCTCTTGCCTCTTGTATGTTTGACCATATACCATCTAAACTTAGTGAGTCTCCGCTTCTACCTGTTGCGTAATATGAGTATCTATCACAATGCATCATAAGTTCATCAGCTAATTCAGATGATATTGATGAAGTTAAGTCTGTTTGTTTTTTAATTCGACCTGCGAGTCTACCAGATGCATCGAACTCAATATTACCACCGAGTTCTTCTATGAGTTTATCTAGTTCATCTACTGCTTTGTCTGATACTTGGTCTATGTATACAGAAGGACCAAACGGCATGAATACCGGTTGTTCATTTTTAAATTCATATTCTTGTTCTGGTGGATTTGTTTTTACAACTTTCATTCTTTTCCCTCATGTAATTTAATAAAGTATTCTGCATCAACACATATTAAAGGTTTCTTTCTATTCTTTTTAAATACTACAATAGGTTCATACTTACCACAGTTTGCCTCTGACTGTTCATAGGCAGACCATATATTAACCTTCTCTTGATTCTTACACTCTACTGAGTATGGGAAGAACTCCCTTGATTGCACACCCATGATAACATCTTCGCCAGATGAACCCATAGGTCTTGATTCCATATCTTCTGGATTTAATTTTAGGTGTTCAACTAGTTTAGTGACAACCCACTTCTGTAGATTTCTACCTTTAGCTTTCGCTGATGATGTTTTCATTAAATTGCACACTCACTCCACAGCCACATGCGGACTGTTCATTTGGATTTAAGAATTTAAAAAATTCATTTAATCCTTCTTTAACATAATCTAAAGTCATACCATTTAGAAATGGTTGACTGTTTGCATCTATAAGAAACGAGAACTTACCGTAATCTAATACTTCGTCTCCTTCTCTTAGAATATCTTCTGCAAATACATATTCATATCCTGCACACCCACCACCTGTCACACCAAGTCTGACTTTAGGTACATTGCGTTCTACTAGTTTCTGAATTGCGATATCAGTGACTTCTATCATATAATTATTTAGTCATCCAGACCAGGATAAAAGTTGTCATTTCGTTCTTTATATCCATAGAAACTTCCGTCTTTCTCTACATTAAACATACCTTGACACCAATTGTCGGCACAGTCCTCTGCATATGATTCTGAATGAGTATGTAATTGTCTACACTCTATCAGTTTGCCATCTTCCATTAAGTCTACTTCAAAACCATTTTCTGATTTCCAGACTTCAGCACTTCTATTCTCGTGACGGTACATATGATAACTCTGCCTACTCATCATCATCCTGTGGTAAAAACTCAGTCTTATCTTTTACTGAGTCCCAAGGTATATGTACTTCTTGGTCTTCTGGAATATATAAATGATTAATCATTGAACGATTACATGTATCGATTGCATCGTATACTGTTTCAACGATTGACTCACCACCTAAATTAAATGATGTGTTGAATATAATCGGTACACCTGTTCTTTCATAGAACCCTTTAATTAAATTATAATAGTTTGGGTTCTGTTCTTCGGTCACTGTTTGAATACGACAAGTATTATCTGAGTGAACCAGTGTAGGTATATCTCTTAATGCACGAGGTTTACATTGTAGTGCAAAAGACATCCACGGTGATTCTGGTAATTGCAACATGTCAAAATATTCTTCTGCATGTTCTAACATAACTGTACAAGCAAAAGGTCTATAGGACTCTCTCTTCTTTACTGTATTCATTATTGATTTAGCGTTTCTATGTCTAGGGTCAAAGATAATAGAACGATTGCCTAGAGCACGAGGACCCCATTCAGACTCATTCTGAAACATACCAACAATCTGTTGGTTGTCAATAAGTTCGTCTAGTACTACATCGAGTTCTCTATGAATTTGTGTCAATAACATTCTCTTCTCCGTTTAAATCATTATACATATCAATTGCAGCCCCAACAGCAGTACCACCATCATGAGGGATAGGGTCTACAAAGAACTGTACATCTGGAAATAGTTTTAAATATTTTGCATTGTTGGTGCAGTTTAAACTAAACCCACCTGAGAGAACAATATTTTTACATCCATCTACCATATCTAGTGCCTTTTGAATAACACCAGTTGCATGAACAAGTGAATCATGTTCTAATTTATTTGCAGCCGTATGTTTATTCCAAATATTACCCATACCACCATCTTCTTGTAATGCACCATAAGATGCCATACCCATAACTTTACCAGCGGCACGACCTTGTTCATCGCAACCTAATGCATAAGACATATTACTAAAGTTCATACCCATACTCGGATAAGAAGTAAATACAGACTCGACACCATCATAGTCATATGTCTCATCTGTTAAACACATGAGAGGGTCTTCACCCCAACCACCAGCGTTCATACTATTACGAATGTCACTTAACATACGATGATTAGAATATCTTTTATATAAAGGTTTTACTTTACCGTCTTTGTAATGCCAGATACATTCAATCTCTTGGTAACCTGGCCACTCATCAAAGTGAGTCATCCAACCCCCACCATCCCAGGTGATGCATAATGCTTCGTCATAAGGAGATAAGTGAGCGCCACATACTGCATGAAAATAATGATGTTCATGTTTGAAGTCTACTTTATCTTTAGGATTAATTTGGTCAAGAAGTGATGTGTTAATTAAATTATCTTCGCCGTCTTGGACTTGAGACTTATTAAATACTGAGGTGCCATGTTCTTGTTGAATCTCTGAGAGTCTTTTACGAGATAATTGTTGTGCTGTGAAGTCACGGATGATTGCCTGTTGCAATTCTCTGTCTTGTATTGCCTTATCTGTAAAGTTTACATTAAACTGTCTCCTATCGAAGGAGGCGAACGCCACATGGTCAGGTTCGTGTAGTTGTTTATGTTCTACGCATACAAGTCCGAGTTCTTCATATGCTTCATTGCCACCATTGTCTTCACTTGGTGACCAATATTTACTTCTACGAGAGCGTTCCTCTTCGTATACATGCTTGACTTTGCCGTCTTCAATGACTGCAACAGCAGTATCGTGACTGGTGTTCACACCAAGAATCACTTCTTTTTCTTTCGTCATAATATATTTCCTGTTATGAGATTATTTTGTTATGTTATATTCTTTATTTAAACTGTCTTGTGTGACAAGCTTGCGGTCAAGCATGTCTATTACCATCTCCTGATGGCCAATCTTGCGTCCTTGATGCTCTCCGTAGAGATAAGAACCGGTTGCACAAAGAGTAATAAAGATAAAATGGGTTATTAATAAATCCATATGTTTATTTATAGACTATTATAGTAGTCGTCTTGACCATCGTTGTATTTTTTCTGATTCCTTTTGAAGAAATCTGGTCTACGAAATCTAATTTTACGAATTTTAGCCCAAACATTGTGTTTTTTACACTGATAATGTAGTGTCATAAACAAAGCAAACCATAATCCAAGTGAAAATACATACTTAAAAAGTATCCATGGTAATAAAATAAGGTCTAACATAACTTTTTCCTTTAAAAATTAATCTGGAGGGGTGGGAAAACTCTCTCACGCATGTCGTGAATTAAATTGTGGACTTGGTGATGTTCGTTTCCCTGCCCCTTACCCGAGCAGTTTACCATCAAATTGGTTTATGCCCCTATTAAAACTATTATACAGGTGTTTGTGAAATATTTCTAGGCCCTTTTCGCCTTTCTTTTTGCGTAACCAGTGCCTTTACCGATTTCTGCAACTCTTTTTGCATGTTTTTTCTTAGATTTGTTGCGAATTCGTTTCATTGCAGTGATATTATCCCACTCTGCCTGATTCAATGCGATATAATCATCACACCCTTGACCTAGACCACGAAGAAACTTAACAAAGCGCTTCTTTTCTGCCTTGGTCATATGACTGTAGGCCTCAACGAAGTCTTCCTCAGTAGATTCTAGTTCAGCAATCAAACCATCCCACTCGTTTCGCATGAGTTCGACCAGTTTACGCTTATACTCAAGACTTGTAAGATACTTAACCATATCAAACTTAGTCTTATAACCGTTATCCATGAAGCAATCAATCTGATACTCTATCTCACCTAGAGCGCCATTGACTTTCTTCTGCATTGCTATTTGTATTTTATTCATAAACTGTATATATTAAACGAAAGATTTAAAGACTCCTATGAGGAGTATCACAAACCCCACAGCGTTAAGCATAATGAGTGCCCTATCTTTCCAAAGAACACCCACTAATAACCATCCGAAGACCCCTAAGGTGCTAAGATACAAGTCGAAGAGACTATACGCTTCCGAACCTGTAGCACGCATTGCCATAGAGGTAATCAGTATAAACGAAGAACACCACTTGATGTACCATGCAACAATATCTCGTGTAATACTATCCACTAAACCACCCCATGATGATATTAATGATAATAATCCAACCACAGAATAGATTAGTACCCACTATGAACATACGAACCAGTGCGATATCATCCTCTCTACGCTTATCATACCCATCCTGTTCACCAAATGAACCAAGTGCATGTTTAATTACTTTATAAGTTATCCTCATCTCTCTTCTCCCAAGGGAATGGTTTATTGATATGCAACCCTACATACATGAGTGTTGCCATTATCACACACAGGACAAAACCTGCGATACTACTAATTTGTGCTACTTCTGTTTCCATAATCATTGCTCCTATGCAATATTCCACTTTCTAAACTTAACAAAGTCAAGTATATTCTCTTCAGGTGTGTAGACAGAATCATCTATATCACCTGGGTTAGGTTCGTCTTCGTATTCGACATGCAACTCAATGCGACCATTGATATTACGAATACACATAAGAGTGTCTTCTTCTATATCAGGATGCCGTGCAAAGAAATCTTCGGCACGAATCTCATCGTCAAAGAGAATCATGTCACCACTTACTTCCATTTTATATCCCATATATAACATTTTGGTTTTCCTTCTTTAAAATATCCAAAAAAATTTTTTAGTACGGCGTCAAGGTCATCCCGATGCCTTAACACTAGTGGACCAACGCAGAGGATTTCACATGGACTGTTTGCCACGCTCACTCAGAGACATTCTAAGACGCTCTATGCTACCCCTACACCCTATCTAGTGCAGTAAGTGGGAGGGGCGTTCTCATCCCCTCCACGAATGTTCGGACATTACCCTCTGAGACTTTCACATATGCATGATATATTATAGGTAACTCTCAGATGAACCCTTTAATATATAGCCATTATACTACAGCATGCAGTCTATGTCTAGTGGAATACCTTATCTACTCCGTTAATTACTATGAAATCTATCTCTACCTGGCCGATGATGTCTTCACCACCCCTAGATAGGACACTGGCACACATCATGTCCCAACAGTCATTCTCATGAACCTTGGACATGGCCAGTTGCATCTCTTTACTATTCAGTGGTATCTCCACTGGTATACCTGATGCGATGTGTATACCTTTTAACCCATTAACCATGATACTACTCCTATTAAACTGAACGGTACGCCGAACATACAGAGGAAACAACAGAACGAACTGTTGCAAAACCATATGTCAAGTCTTCTTAATCTTCTTTGGTTGTTTGTCATCATATGGATACCATAACAAAAAGTGAGACCCATTGTCAACCCCTAGTATATACTCCAGTATACATTGGAGTATACATATGATATGCATGGTACTCTACTATATATCAGGAGTACCATTAACACATAGACCTTACAGACATGGGGTCTTTCGCCTGTTACCTTCGTCAATTCATCATGGATACATCCTATCAAAAAGTGAGGGTCATTGTCAACCCCTCTGAAACCCCTATAGGAGGGACGGTCTCTCTCGTGTCCTCTCTTAGGTTCTCTCAGGTTATACATAGTCCTGCTTCTCTCGACACACTCACGCCTTCCGGTTTTATTCGCTACTTCTCTGAGACACATAAATAACAATATAATTACACACTTTAACACACTACTGCACACATTATATTATGAACCTACTGACACTACTCAATAAAATATTCAAACCCACTAAGAAACAGGCTCTGGCGCATAGAGAAACATCGTTTACTATACTCAGTGGACTCATTACACAAGCACCTATCATCGTATTCATCATGTATTGTATGCGTGAGGTATTCAATGTAACCGATTGGTGGGTACTCAGTATGGTTAACATATCATCTATGACGGTGATATCATACATTCGTTTATACTACACTCGTATGTACTTCAGTGGTAGGTACGATGACATAGAGGAGAGACATGAAAAACACTAATACTTTATTCCCTTGGGATAACTACTATATGGACTGGGATGAGTCTGTAATGGGTCGTCTGATGATGATACCTAACTTCTATTCGGATAGCGAGCTTGAGTTTCTACGGACTATGGCGGTGGAGGTCGGTGAAGTATCTTCGGAAGTCTACCCTAATAGACGGATTAGTAAGTTTGACGAATACCCTCCTAGCGCCTTAGTGTCTTCGGAAGATTCTTCTGTTGAGATGATGACCGGTGTGGTGACTGATAAGATTGATTGGTTATGGTCAAATTGGGAAGCGTTTTCAGTGTCTTTGGAGATGCCCAATACTAAGTATGTCTTTGATACTTTAGACTTAGAGAAGAGAGCGAACAATGTCCCTGCGTATTGTAATCATCATATGCAAGGTAGTCCTAAGAATATGCCTCATTACCCTATACACAATGATGGTGGTAAACTTATGACGATACTTGTGCCTATCTATCCTGATGTGAATAATAGTACCATCTTTCATGGTAACAAAAAGGTTGATGATTCTGGTGGTACTATGATATCATGGGATATTAATACGGCATACCTCTTTCGTGCAAGTGATTATAGTTATCATTCATATGTCGGAGGTGATACAGATAGGTTTATTATGAATATAAATTTCTTTAATAATTGGTATAAAGTCATCGATCCACCTAAATAGTACCATGGCATACGACTTCTTCCCAAAACAATCCAAAGAGATACTTACTAAGTGCGACAAGTTTCCACCTGGTAATGTAGCAGATATGATTAAACTCCATGAGGCACTCACTAAGAAGTACCCTAAGGTTGATGCACCTATCAACATCGACTTGGGTAAAAAGAATCAAAGTAAAACAGAGGTCAATGTCACTCGTGCATTAGAAGGCGCTATCAGTATCAAACAGATACTTAGTCTAGGTGGTATTGACAATCTTAAGTTGAAGTTCGGTAATGGGAGTAGTGGTAATAGGGGTGCTAAGAATCAAGGTAATGCGTTTGAAGAAGAGTTCGCAAAGGACTTAGAGTCATGGTGGGCAGGTGAGAAGGTCGGTGATAAGAACCATCTCCTTGCGATAGAAGACTTGAACAAGACATACGATTTAAAGAGTTCGTCTACATTAAAGATAGAAGTAGTCGGTGGTGAGAATACACCTAGACCTATCAAGTATGGTTCTAGTATTATCCTTGAAAACAAAAAGGGTACTGGTACAGATGTCGGCAAAAATGTCACTGATATTACTCTGACGAAAGATGACGGTAAAGAGATATACTTATCGTTGAAGTTCGGTCCTACTACAACCTTCTTCAATGTGGGTGTAAGAAAGGTACTCACACCAGACGAAATAGAGTCAGGTGGTATCAACGACAAGAATGGACTCAAACTCTTAAAGATGTTCGGTATTAAACAAGATAAGTTTTGTTTAGTCTTCCAAGGCGATAAGAACACCGCACCAGGTTATAGTAAGAAAGAGGTAGTATCATATGACAAGAGCGCTCTCAACAAACTACTTGAATCAGGCATTGGTCATGGGTATCATATCATACATAAGTTCACTAATGGTAGAGTCTTATCAAAGAAAATGGACAAAGTGTCAATGCAAAAGGCAGCAAGAACAGGAAGAATGAAGTTGTTCTATGGTGGTAAGACTGGTGATGGTAGAAGAATCAATATGGAATGTGAATCACCCACTTACAAGTTCAGTTTAAATATTCGTGATACGCAAGGTAAAGATGGTAAACCTACTCGTATGATGTGCGACTTCAAATATAAGTAAACCAAAAAAAAGGGACATATCGTCCCTTTTCTCAATCAAATCAATGACTTACGGATTAGACACTAGGTACATTTGTGCAAAGTAATCGTCACTGATAGGACCATCTGTCTCATCAAAGAATAACAATGAACATTGTTTAGTCATATCTCTCCAATCATGATTGAATGATAAGAACTTCGCCTCTTCGTCACCGCCTGTACCACGCCAGTGTTCTGGAAATAGTGGTCTAACATTCTTCTCATACATCTCATTGAGTTCTTTGTTCTTGTCATGATTGCATGAATAGTACTTACCAAGAGTTGCAGGCATCATAGGTAATACAAACTCAGTGTACTCACCCTCTACGAAGTGCATGAATGAATCATACTTGTCTAGTGTACCATCGAACATCTTATCAGTTAAGTCTGGATGTTCTGCATAGTTGAACTGAAAGAACTGAGGCATGAATTGAGTATCTTCTGATTCTGTCCAATCTACTGCAAGGTTGAGTGTTGCCCAATTGTTCTCAATGATTGACTTTCTGTCTTCTTCATTGATTGTGTATGATGAGTGGTTAGGATTACCCTTGTCTGGTAATGTAGAGAAGATGATACTATGACCTAAATTTCTCCACTTCACTCTTGGATGCATATACATGATTTTGTCATGTTCACCAAATCTATCGTTTTTAAACAGATTTTTAATTGCATGACTTGGATTATCTGTACTCTCAATAGTAGTGAGTCTCATGCTTGATGGTACATTTGGGTCAGTTTCTTCACTCGCCCACCTTGGTTGAACTGCAAGAAAGTCTGATTTCTCATAGTCGGTGAACACATTCAGTACACTAATCTGCATACCCTCATGTACTAGTAGACGGTTAGCGTCCATTGATAATTTAAGTTTGATAACATCCTCTGGTGTGGTAGTAGGGTCGTCTTTCAAACATACTGTAGCAACATTAAATGCCATTTTTCTATCTCCTCATTCGTGCCAAATCTTTGGCGTATTGTTTATCTTCTTCAAATACCGGTACTAGGTTAGACTTATGCATAACACCGATACCGATTAGTTTTCTCTCACCTGAGTATATAGGACTCTCTCTGCGTGGTGTTGGATTACCGACACATAGATTATCACTTACATACGAAGGATATTGTTCTGTTGTTATCTCAGACATCACTTGGTCATATTGAACTTGCTGTCTTGCGATTAACTCATTATATTTAGTCATTTTACTTTTGGTACTAAATGCCTTAGTCTTACGGCGTTTACCGTGTGGACCATATTTAATACTTGTACCTAAATTCAAATAACCCATATAATCTATTATAATATATTATGCATGATTGCACAAGTGGTTTTATATAATACTTACCCAACCTGTGACTACATACTTCTCATTCGATAGAGGTGGATTACCTCTATGTATATGTGTCCACCCAGCGGGCCAACACACAAATCTATTAAACTTTGGGGCGATTCTCTTTGACTGATATAGAAACTCTGTCTCACCACCCTCATCTACATCATTGAGATACACCATAAATGCAAGTGCTGTTCTTACATTCGCTAGTTGATTGTTATACTCACAATGCCATGAATGATAACCTTCTGTTGGTCTTGTCTTCTGCATCTTCAACTGACTGACATATAAATCTTTAACCATGGTTGAACCAACAAGTGGGTACTCTTCACCCCATTTGGGTATGATTTCATATTGCACCACATCACCCAACTCTCTAAGGGGTGCATTAATCATCGTGTCCATTGCACTCCAATATACTGAAGTGTCTTCACCTGTCCATTTACCTGCGTTTCTATGTCCGTCTGAAACTCTAGTCTTTGTTAGACCATGGTCTTCTGCATTGTCGAACACCCCAATTAGGTCATCTATCAAACCTGGGTCGAAACAATCATCAATTGTTTTGATATGGTCACCATGGTCTTTCCAACCATTTTCATTATATAATTCTCTTTGTTCTTTATGATGATTACTCATTTAAAATCCTTCACTTCTTGGTCTATTCTCACAATGCCAGTCATGACTGCAATATGCATCACACCAGACATGTTCAACATGACCGTTATTCATCGGTGAGTGGTACTTCACTTCCTGTAGTTTCAGTAGTTTCTGACACTGACTGCATTTCGCTGTCGGTACTGTCGTTGTTCTCTGATTCATTGTTCTCTTCCTCTCCTCTCATAGAGTCTTCATCTCTTCCAAACCATACAAGTAGAACATATCTGTCGCCCTCATAGACTGGTTCTACACCATGCCACATTTGTGTTGAGTTGTTAAAGAATGTAGCAGTACCCTCGTTCTTTGCAATATAGTTTCCATCTACGATTAATCTACCGCCCTTATATCCTTCATTCAATTGTAGTATCATAGTACCAAAATCGGTGTCTTCTGCAATATCTTTGTGAAATGGGAACATCGCATCTTGAGCATAGTGTACAACTTGCATATATGTTATTGTATCAAAGTCTGGATGGTCAGGTATCAAATGTTCGAACACTTCTAAACATGCATCAAACTCTCTTGTACCTGGTGAACATGTCAAGTGTGTCTTGTTCATGTCTGCAATATACTTGTAAGATAGATTGTGGTCTTGTACTTTCTGACTAGGAATTATCTCACTAGAATCTGGATTGTATTCTGCATCTTCATCAATAGGACAACCATGAAACACATTTAGTATGTGTTCGCATCCTAATGGATTGATTATGTTTGGTAGAATTGTAATAAAGTCTGTATTGCGTTCTATTTCGAACTGTTCACCAGTGTACTTGTCTTCTACTATTTCTTTGTTGTCTTGTTCATCTGAACCACCTAAGTTGGTGTCGGTGTATGAACCCATGTTAATTGCCATTGTTATCTCCTAATTTGGGTGGAAGAAAGTCACTTGTGTGAATCTCCAGTTGTCGATGTATTTATTATAATTGTCAATCCAAGCACCATGCATATAATTACCTGGAAATATAACACATCTATTAAACTTCGCCTTAATCATAGTTCGAATGTTGAATCTCTCTTCTACAGGATATAACACATTCATGTTCTCGTCATTAGTAATCCATTCACCATCATAAACTGCTGTACCACCATCTTCTTCTTTGTCAAGATAGACTAGCATGTTGAGTGTAGCACAATTGTCTGGCATATCTAATTTACTATCGATATGTGGATAGTGTTGAAATCTTGAATTGGTAATCTCACCAGTTTTAAAACAGTTGAACTCATATAGTCGTGACCAGTTGTATTCACCTTTATGCCAGTATCTACGACATACATCTAATATTCTTTGATGTTCTGTTTCATAGATTCTTGTAGGGTGACCAACCTTGTCAACTATTCTACAGTCGTAATAGTCTATACCATTTCGTGTTGGTGATTCAGGATTATATTTCCACATTGGGTAATCTCTGTTAGTCAAGTGTTGATACAAATCTTCGGCGTTCTCATAGAAGTCGTCTATGGTCAAACAGAAACCATCAAACTTTGCATCTGCAAATGAACCTTTCATTTTGTATAGTTCATCTAGTATAATTGGTTTACTCATTACTTAAAACTCCATAATCAAATGGGTCACCATGATGATATGACCCTAAATTCTCTGCATGTTGTAAATTGAAAGAGATTGATATTCTCTCGTATTCTTTAATCTCACCAATCATTCCTTTTCCTCGTGACCTACCCTGTGGTACTGCATGGGTCATGTACGAGGGCCATAGTAAGAAGTCACCAGTTTCGGCATAAAATGCCATTTCTGTCTGACCACCTGGCGTACCTTGAAATGTATATTGACCATCTTCGTGTTGACCATCACTGGCGCCATGACCAAAAAGAGAACTCATGTTAGGATGATAAAAGGTAATTGGTTCTGAATTAGAATCTGTAGAGACATAGTAGGTACCAGATAGTCTGGACTTGACATGATTATGAACTGAATGGGAGTGTGGTTCATTATATACATTCACCCATGCAAATAGGTGTATGTCATGTCGAGATATTCCAGTCACATCGAAATGCCACATTTTACGGATGAATTCGATGTAAGTATCTTTCATCTGATTTGCGAAGTCGTTGTACCATGGTTGGTTATGTGTCTCTTCTCTCAAATCGTGCTCGAAGTAGGTTGTGTATTCTGTTTCTGTATTACCCTTTGGTATTCTACCTACTACATCTCTACAGTGTTCTGCGACAATTTCATGATTGAGGTTTGCCTTACCTTGAAACATGGGTGTAGAGAAAGTCTGTTTATAGTCTCCCCTACATGGTCCATATGTATTCTGTAATTTGTTAGTCTTTATTGGTCTCATTAACTTTCGCTTCAGTCTTTGTAGTGACTTCTCTATAATATATTACGACTTCACCAATTTGTTTGATGTATCGTTTTAGTTCTTGCATGTCTTCTGCCATGACTTTGTAATCGCCAACTGATGTTGCGACAAATAACACCTCACCATTGTTCTGGTCTTTCATCTCATCTAAGAATCTGTCGAGATATGTATATCCCTCTGGCCAGTCTGGATTGTCTCTTTGCGACAACTCACATGTTTTTGGTCGTTTAAGTTGTTCTACACCTTTATCATCAAACCTCTTAGGTTCAAATGATAATGTTCTCTTACATGGATTTACTATTCGTGCCTCAGATACTACAAACCATTTGGGTGCAGTCAATTCTACTGGTCGTGGTAAATCAGGTTGCATGATTTCTATCTCTAGGGGTTTACTGACTATCTCTACCTTTCGTTCAGGTAGTAGTGAACAACTACTCAGGAGTATTATCAGCGCCGATATTGTAAAGTTTCTCTGTATCATCTTCTAGTCCCTCCATAACTTGTTCACTTGCATTGTTGAATCTTAGTTCAATCATGCCAGGTTTCTTTAGTGCGAGTACATCTAGGTTATGTCGTGCAAATATTGATAGATACTCTGCCTTCTCTTTCTCTATCTCTGCATTTTGTCTTGACATGTTTAACAATGCCTTACCTTGTTTCTCGTAAGACTCTTTCATTGCGGTCATTGCCGCCTTCTGTTCTTCTACTGCATACTCTAACTTGGCGTTATTGTCTTTCAGTGTGATATTCTCATTGTAGAGGTAATAACCACCAAGACCAAGTACGAGTATAATACCAATAAATAACTGATTCATATTTACTCCCTATAATATAACTATGAGTAATGCACCGAACAACAAGAACAAAAACAATATGTCTTCACTACTCGGTTTCTTGTCCATACTCATACTCGTAATCTTCTATGATAAAGTTCAGCCCACCTGAACTTCTGTATTCGATTACTTTGTTGTCTTCATCTCTAAATTTGAGATGTTTCTCTTTTTGTACTAAAATTTTCTTGGCGATAAATTGTCTATCGTCTGAATCACCATATACACTGTTGAATGAAACTGTAACCAGATATCTCTTAACAAACATCGACTTGATGCTTTCATATATGTATCTAGTTGTCTTGCGAATCCAACTCCACAATCTCTTTAATCTTTCCATACTTGTATTTAGTCGTTATTTCTTAACAACTTTAATTGTTCTATAGTATCTCTTGCACTTACATGGACAATACCAATACCACCTGCATCAATCCATGCATCGATATTCTTTTGTCTATCGTCAATCAATACAGAACCCTCAAAGGCATATGCCGCCTTTTGAGTACCAGTAAATGTACATGTCACTGGAACTGTTGGGTCTACATATCTCTTAATCCATTCGTTCTTGTCATGTACTACTAAGTGTCTGTTGACTTCACCAGCGGCAGTCAATATTTCCCATGGTACTTCACAATGTCTGACATATGCGAGTAGGTCGTACATATCGACCATTGGGGGTAAGTTTGCAAACAGTCTTTTGTTTGTTAGTTCTTCTTTTCTATCGTCATATGTAGAATGACCTTCTGCATCATTAGTAAGTGGTTCACCCAAATACTGTGGACCTTCGACCCCTCTTAAGAAGTCGGCAAGTACACCGTCCATATCGATAAATATTCTTTTTACTTTTCCTTTCATCATGGTAGGATTATAACCGTTTTCGATGGTCATTGTCAAGGGTTTTCTCAAGTAAATACGCCTCGTTTTCGTCTATTTCTTCACCCTTTAGTACCTGTCGGACATGCACCATTTCGTGTGCGAGTGTGATGTATCTCTCTTTGTTGAGTTTAACAAATATGTTTATGTAGATGTGATTGTCTAGTTCTCGTGGGTGTTCGATTAACCCTTGTTGCGTGAATGATGGTGGTAATCGTTTTATATTGATAATCGCAGGCATCTCACTGATACCCAGCGTGTTCGCATACTCTACTGCCTTGTCTAACAATAGATTATTCTTGCAGTAAATCTCCATTATCTAGTTTTCTTTCGCCTATTGTTTCATTCCAAAAGTTGTCTATTGACTTTTTCTTACCATCTAGTTCTATATGGGGTAAAGTCTTATCAGTCTTATAGAAGTCTAACCCCAATACATACACCCTCACCTCGAACTCTTCTCGGTTCAATGAATTACAGATATGTTTCAATCTCAAATCCATTGCATCCCAATCTCGTTCTCTCTGTAGATAAAGGTGTACAATTCTCATTTGTTGTTATGCCACTCAAGTAGTTCTGTATACCCACCAATAGATTCTTCGTTCACTTTAATCTGAGGAAATGTTCTTGCAGTTGGAAATGTATTCATCATCTCTTCTCTGTCAAAATCTGTACCTAGTGATTTGTATACAAAGTCATACCCTTGTTGTTCACATAATTTTTTCGCCATATCACAATATGGGCATTGTGTTTTTCCATATATTTCTATCATTTCAACTCCTGTTGTATAAATTTACCTATAGTTTGTATATCTGCATCAGATAACATACCTGCCTGTGCCCACATGGTAGATGACATTGCACCTACTGTTTCTCTATTCTTATATGCATATAGTCTTTGAGTAATGTAATCACTACTTTGACCTGCAAGTGCTGGGAAGACTGCCATACCTTGACCTTCTGCACCATGACAGGCGGCACAACCTGACCATAAACTTCTGATTGAACTAAACTCATCTGCATTTGCAAGTTCTTGTTTCGCCCTTAATATGTCTACACTTGTACCGTTCAATGCAACATAGTCAACATAACACTGACCAGTGCATGAAGTGTTTGATGAGTATCCTGTATATTCTAAGTTTGGGTATACTTTAAGTGTAAAGAAGGTTGCTATTACTAAACAACCGATTAATGTCATTCCTAATTCTCTCATAATGTAAAATTGTCAAATGTGTTATCATCGACATCTTGTTTAATACCACCAATGACATAAGATTCAATCTCCGTCTCTTGGGGTGCGTTTTGTAATCCTCTACTGTTAAACCAATGTTGTGTCCATGGTAAAGGGTTGTTAGTTGAAGAGACATTGAATATTGGGTCTAAACCAATCGCCCTAAGTCTCTTATTACAAATGTATTCTATGTAATTACCAAGTAATGGTATTGATAAACCAATCATAGAACCCTCTCTGAACAAGAACTCTGCCCATTCTTTCTCTTGGGCGACTGCATCTTCATACATTGAGTACACTTCTGATTCACAATCTTTCATAACTTTATGCATGAGTGAGTCGTTTTCTTGATTCTTATAACATTTAAGTATGTGTTGAGTGATTGCAAGGTGTTGTGCTTCATCTCTGGAAATGAATGAGATAATCTTCGCACTGCCTTCCATGAGTTTGAGTTCACCAAATGCAAAACTACAGGCGAATGATACAAAGAATCTTACACCCTCTAGTATGTTGACTGATATCAATGCAAGATACAATGCCTTATACAGGTCATAGTCATCTACTTTTAGACCTAACAATCTTCTACGACCAAGTTCAATGAAGTGGTCATACTTCTCTGTCACCATCTCTGCCCTCTTAACGATTGCAGGTTCATCTATAATCGTATCGAATATATCACTAGGGTCACTATAGATGTTCTTTATAATGTGAGTATAACTTCTACTATGAATAGTCTCCATGAAGTCCCATGTGATAATACACGACTCAAGTTCAGGTAGAGTGACAAACGGTAAAAATGCTATGGATGGCGCTCTGCCTTGAACTGAGTCAAGTAAAGTTTGATATCTTAAGTTAGATGTGAATATATGTTTTTGTGCATCTGTTAGTTGTTGGTAATCACTTCTATCTTTCTGTAGTGATACTTCTTCTGGTCTCCAGAAGAATCCTAATTGTGTCTGAGTGAGTTTATCAAATATCGGATACTTGAACTCATCGAATCTTTGTGTGTTTAATTCTTCGCCAAAGAATATCTTGTTCTTTGTGAAGTCAATATTTTTCTTATTAAAAACTGTCATTATCTCTTACTCTCTATTTCTTCTAAATCATCATAGTAATTTACGAATTGCCCATAATCTGTGGCATAGTATTTATCATTAAAGATTTTTGATTGTTCACCATATGTGTCATTGTCATTTGACCATCTATGTTCTCTACCATCTAGGTTTAATGATGTCTTAGGGCGTCTTTCATCGCCATGATGAAAGTCTGGTATATGTTGCATCATAGAATTTGAATTCACAAAATGCGAAAATATATGATAACTGTAATCACCTAAGAATTCATCTCTCCAATGTGGTATGTTAGGACCTTGATACAATAATATATCACCAGGTTCTAAGTCAACTGCAATACAATTATTCTTTAGTCTGTCTCTATGATTAAAATCTTGTGATTCATTCTTAACTTGTTCTGCATCTACACCTGCATAGTTCTTATCATTTCTCAACCATATTGTCCATGGTGTGTTGTCGTCTGTTTTGTAATCTAAACACAATGTTGCACTGACCTCACATGAAGGTCTATCAGTATGTGAACCAAGATAGGCACCTCTAACATACTTTCTGGTGAATGAATATGTCTCTTCTAAAGTCATGTCAAAACAGTCTTTTAGTTTCTCATGTATGTAATGAGACAATGCATTACCCCATGGCGAACAATACTTTCCAGAACTCGTTCCCCTAGATGATTGGGGGTTCTTATATGTAATGTCATGTGTTTCTAATGTGGTTGCAGTATCGGTGTATTCTGCTGATTTCCACACATCCATCGCAAAGGTAATCATGTGTTGTGGTAAGAAGTCTCTGACAACAACATATTTGTTCTTCATAAACTGCCATGTCATTGGGTTTGTTTTACCCCTAAGTGTAGCAGATTGTTGGTCTTTCCACTTAGCGATATTCTCGTCTACACACTTATATTCTATAGTTTTTTCATCAAATGGCACAGGCATCGCAGTCTTCATCTCCTTCTTCAATTTGTGATGGTGCAAGTTCATCTTGTACAACATCTTCGACTTTACCATCCATAGTATTCTGGTAGTAAGAAGTCTTCCATCCATATTTATAGGTGTTCAATAAGTCTTTCGCCATTACTGACACAGGTACTTCATTGTTAGGGTATTGTTCTGGATTATATGACCAGTTACCACTAATACCTTGGTCAAAGAACTTCTGCATCACTGCAACTACATTGATATAACCAGTGTTGTCTGGCATATCCCATAGCAATGTGTATGCACTCTTAAGAGTAGAATACTGAGGCACTATCTGTTTCAATGTACCTTTCTTACTCTTCTTAACTGAGAGATGGTCTCTAGGTGGTTCAATACCATTAGTTGCATTACATACAACTGAAGACGATTCACTTGGCATTTGTGCTGTAAGTGTTGAGTGTCTTAAACCATGAGTCAATATCTCTGCCCTTAAATATTCCCAATCTCTAGTATATACTGGTTTCACAATTGAGTCAACATCTTTTTTGTATGTGTCAATTGGTAATAAACCTTGTGCATACTTAGTTCTGTCGAAGTAGTCACATTTACCCTTTTCTTTTGCAAGTTGATTTGATGCCCTTAGTAAGTAGTATTGAAATCTCTCAGTCAAGTCATGAACTAGTTGCCATGCCTCTGGATCCGAATACTTGACTCTATGTTTTGCAAGATAATGTGCAAGACCAATATACCCTATACCAAGACTTCTTCTTGCGAGTGTCGACATCTCTGCCGCCTTTACAGGATACTCTTGATAATCAATCAGTTCTTCTAAACCCCTCACTGCAAGTTCACATATGTCTTGTAGTTCATCATCTTTAACTACACCCACATTGACAGCACTCAATATACAAAGTGCAATCTCACCCCCATGGTCATCAATGTGGTCTATTGGGTCTGTTGGCAATGTTATCTCTTGACATAGATTACTCATGTTTACTTTATCAGTAAATGAACTATGAGTATTACAATGGTCAATGTTCATAATATAGATTCTGCCAGTCTCCGCTCTTTCTTTTAATAAATCTGTAATCAATTCTCTTGCACTAACTTTTCTTTTAGGTACTGAAGTCGCTCTCTCATACTTCTCATAGAGTTCATCAAACTCTGGCGTACCAAATGCATCATATAAACCAGGTACTTCATGTGGTGAGAATAGAGTAATGTCTTCGTTCTTTAAGAATCTCTGATAGAACAATTCTGATAACTGAATACTGTAATCTAGTTTTCTAACTCTATTGTCTTCTGTACCCTTGTTGTTCTTTAAGACTATAATGTCTTCTATCTCTTGGTGCCAGATAGGGAAATGAACTGTAGCAGAACCCCCTCTTACACCATTCTGAGTACAACATCTTACTGTTGATTCGAATTTCTTTAAGAATGGAATGACACCAGTATGTTGTACTTCACCCCCTCTTATCTTTGCACCTAAACCTCTGATACGACCTGCATTGATACCAATACCTGCCCTTTGTGCAACATATCGACCAATCGCCATATCAGATGCAAATAATGAGTCTAGTGAATCATCTGTATCGACCAGAACACATGATGCAAACTGTTTCAATGGTGTTCTAACACCTGCCATGACTGGCGTTGGTATATTAATCTTAAACATACTCACTGCATCATAGTATCTACGAACATATAGTAATCTATCGTCTGATTCATAGTCTTGAAACAATGTCATTGCAATCAACATGTACATGAACTGAGGCGTTTCAAATAGTGTACCTGTTGACCTATCTTGAACCAAATACTTATCTACGACTTGTTGTAGACCTGCATATGTAAAGTCAAAGTCTCTACTATGTCTTAGATATGAATTGAGTTTCTTTAGTTCTTTGTCTGAGTATTTCTCTACTAGGTCTTTCGTGTATAGACCTTTGTCTATGTTTCTCTCAATCAAGTCTTGTAGGGGTGGATAAATCTCTGAGTCTTTCCACTTAGTATTGAATACTTGTTTCTGAATACCAAACAATAACAGTCTGGCAGCAACGAATTGGTAGTTAGGATTCTCTAGTGATATCAAATCACTTGCACTCTTCACTAGAATCTTTTGAATCTCTTTTGTGGTGATACCATCAAAGAATTGTAGACCACTATTCATCTCTACTGAAGATTCAGAAACACCATTGATGCCTCTGCAAGACTTCTCTACCATTACATGTATCTTATCTAAATCGATAATTGATTTTGTGCCGTCACTCTTTATAACATTTATTTCTGCGTTCATATTTTCTTATACTCCATCAATTGTAATTTTGCTGAGAGACCGTAAACTGTATTACGATTGATGATTTCGATAATCTCACTTTCACTCAAACCTTTAATAATCATATCATTTATGTCTTTGCAATCTTCTATTCTTCTATCGTTCCAGATACACACCTTGTACCCGAGGTCAATGACCTCTTCTATCTTTTTGATTATCTCGGCGTTTCTTGGTTCGTTATCATATATTAGTATTGCGTTATCTTTTATATCATCTTGTATCTTTTTAAAATCACTACCCGCTACTGCGATACTATTCGGTAGGAATAGACTATCTATGGGTCCCTCTGTGACATAGATTGTCTTAGTCTTGTCCACTTTATTAAGATTGAAGATGAGCGGCACATCATCTCTGAATCTCATGGTCATGTATCTCAATGGTGAGTCGTTAATAGCACGACCTGATACACCAATCAATTCACCACTCTCGTCATAGAATGGCAATATTATTCTTGGGTCTTTACCCAATACTCTATCTCTATACTTATCTGACAACATACTAAGAGTTTGTGCCGATGATACGAACCATAAATCAGTCATTGAAGATTCTGGTATTTTTCTATCTAAGAGATAGTTCTTTGCGATTGCCTTTTCGAGAACAGGAAAGGCGATTGCCTTGAGACTGTTTTCTTTTTCAACCACAGTTTTATTTAGATTATCTGTTCGTGGGGTGAACTTAAAAGCGTTCGCCGATGGCATTTTTCTTTTAGGTTTCATACCTTTTTCTGATAGAAATTCTTTCAGATATTCTTTGTGAACTGATGGCCAATGGTCTTTGATAAAGTTTATCGAAGATGTTGACTTACCACAGTTATGGCATTTGAAGATGAATGATTGTTCTTTGACGAAGTGAAACCCTCGTGCCTTATATACATTCTTTTGCGAATCACCACAGTAATTGCACCTGTGATTCATCGTATTCTCGTTTGTCCATTTGGCACGGTCTAAGTAGACCATGACCATCGACAAGTATTTTCGCTCTAACCATAACATTACTACTTATTATACAGTAATTATGGTCAAAATACTAGTCGGTTTTATTGATTTTGGGAACTTTCTTTTTGGGTACTTGAATGACATATCTGTTCTCAACTACCTTTGGTTTATCTTTCTCAATCTTTCTTGCAATAAGACTTGTTGATGTTATCAATAGTAAAATCGCAAGTGGGTCAAACACAAAGATGAGTGCAAAAATCACCCACCTAACAGCGTTGTCAAGGTACTTGACACTCTCTTCCTGACCATATATCACTTCTGCAACATACTTAATCGGACCAATCTCACCCTCTTGCATGAGTTGTTCTCTTTTGAGAGGCATCAATTCTTCATTGTACTTGACTACTTGTTCAATTATAACATCCATATCTTGTGCAATCAAGTCCCTTTCTTCTTTTTGTCTACGGTCAATGTAGTTTCTATCTTGGGGTCTTGCAGTACTAATAACTAAATCTAATCCCTCTAGTCGTGTTTCTAGTCTCTCTAGTTTACCCTCTTCACCCTCTATTCTCTTCTCTATGATTGACATCTCAAGTGAAAACGAATCACCCTTAAGTGTCTGGTCTATGTTCGCCTTTGATAAGAACCCAAAGATACCCAATGATGTAATTAACATCAATATGAAAACTGATAGGGTTAGATAATACTTCATGTAATTGAGTCTTTCCCAAAATAGATGTAGATAGGCGGCAGTGACTATTTTACCAAACTCTAATACACCAGTCATAATGACAACTGATAACCATGCACCTGCAAATATAGTTGCAAGACCAAGAACTGAGAAATAGGCGGCGATACCTGCAATTACAAGAGAGGTACCTAGAGCCAAATAGTTTAAGAATTTTTCCATAATTTACTTAGAGTATCTTTTTAAAAGACCGAAAATCTTCTTAGAATCTTCTTTGTTCTTTTTGAGATACTTGTTTCTACTTCTTACTAAAGGTGTGTCTGTTGATACAGCACTACCTGTAGCGTTCACTGGCGCATCTTCTTTTAAGTCATCTTTAAGATACTTTGCCATTTCATCTGCAAGTTGTATACCTGCGTTATAATCTGTTGGGTAATGCAACCCAGCTTGAACTCTTCCATATGCACATATATCAGCGGCATCTCTAAGATTACCCTCATGTTCTGGATATTTCTCTGCATAGAAGTTTGCAACCAGATATGGTTGCATTGAATGACCTGATGGATATGAAGGAGAGTTTGCAGTTCCTGTTTTCCATTTGTTAAGTTTCATATTAAGTGCTTCTGCAACTTGATATGGTCTAGGTCTGTTGAATGAATTTTTAAAGTGTCTGATTACTGGTGTACATTGGTCTACGATGTAATCCATATACTCTTCATCAAACTCTAAGTCTGAGTCTTCCATGTATTCTTTGATATAATAACATGGGTCATCGGCACAATTGATGTATTTCTTTTTGATGTCATCTGTTGCGTTGTTTGACTCTTTGATGACTGTTTCTAATTCTGACTTAGTTGTTTTAGAACTATTTGTAGGTGGGGGCATCATTTCTATTTCTGACCAACCATCTTCAAATATCTCTACTTTGTGATATTTGGGTTTCTTTAGTTTCTCAAATACATTGAATTGAAGTTTATCTATGTTCGATGGATTCATCAATGACTCTGTTGTTAGACCAAGTTTCTTGTCAACTTTTCTCAGTACATCACCAGTTGATGACCTCATACTATCTGCCCAATCGACCATTTTCTTTTTAATCTCAGCGCCTTTCTTTGTATCACCTGCACTGACTAAACCTGAATATGTTAATGCCATTGCAAGACCAACAGGACCACCCATCCATATAGGTAGACCACCTGTTGCCATACCAGCACTCAATAAACCAATACCTTTGATACCATCTGGCGTTGCAATCAAGTCTGCGAACCCAGCGTTACCTGCAAAGGCGGCAGGTATAATAGTCAAGTCAAAATCAGATTCTATATCACCCGAGAATGACATTCTTAACCATTGTGCAATTGCGAGACTAGATACACCAACAGCACTCATAGTTGCGAGTACTTTGTTTTTCTGCATGAACTCATCTGTTTTAATTAGACCCTTTTCTAACTGTTGGAATGCCTTAGTGTCATGTATAGCGGCACCCCCTACTGTAAGAGTCTTACCCACAGTTCTAAGTGAACCCATTATGGTCTTAGATGTTGCAGTTATTGAACCACCAATCGCCTTGACTGTATTGTATACTGAAGGTTCTTTAAATGCCTTACCAATCGTTGCGATATCTAAACCTATTGCATCTTTTAATTCACCAATGTGTTGTTTTAAGTCTGCAACTTGAGTTGGTAATGAACCACCAACATCGTTCTTAGGTTTCTCAGAAGGTGTGGCGTCCTTGTCGGGATTTGTCTTCGCTACATTCCCCTTCGGAGATTTTTTATCCGGTGCCGGTCTCGTATCACCTTGGTCGCCCTTTTTGGGCATTGATTGTAGTTTTCTTTTGAGTTCTTTTGCCTTGTCTGAATCTGGATGTGACTTGAGATAGTCTTGTTGTTTATCTGTAGACATGTCGAAGAACCATGCATCTTTCTTCTTGTCTTCTTCAACTAGAAGTTCTTCACATATGGAGTCTATTGCATCACAATATTGTTTGTAGTCTTCATCAATATGATATAGTACTTCGTTAATATACATCTTCTGCGGTAAACAGGACTCTATCTTCCCCTATGTACCCCTCATATATTAGTACACCATAACCTATACTATGTTCTGCAACATTGGTGACTGTTGATTTTTCTGGATATATTTTGATTTCTTCATTCTCATCAAAGTTCTGTTTGATTTGAGTTCTTAGATGATAATCAGAACCATGCATTTTTAGAGAACATAGTTTACCAATGTCTTGTGCCTCTTCAATCATCTCTGGTTGAAATGCATCTTCGTCTTTCAGTAATCTATAAAAGTCTTCATACAACTGGTCTGCCTGTTCTGAATCTAAGTTAGTATGTTCTTTGAGTAAACCAAGTGCAACTGCATATGATGCCAATTGTGACTTACCACCAGGCACTTTTCTAATTAGTTTCTTTAGATTGAATACTAATCTATGTAAAGGTGTGAGAGAGTTCTTCTCTTCTTTTGTCTTGGGGTTGTTTGCAAGTTTTTGATTCTTATTTTCTGGGTCTGTTATGAACTTGACTCTTACACCATTCTGGTCAATGAACCCAAACTTGTAGGCAGGTGTCTTCTCAAAAGGTGTTGTCAACATCTTAAGAATCCTGAATACGATTAAACTGTCTATTACTCTTCCGACCATATATCTATTTATGCAATCTGAATGACTACAGTTCTCTCAATCGTTGTGCAAGTTTATCATCTATAGGGTAGTTTATCAACCAACCTTCTTGTATGAGTTCAAGATATAACAACATAGTCTTTATAGATGACCAATGTTCTTCTTCTTTAATCTTAAACTGCAACATTCTCATACATGCCTCAAATCCAAACACATTGAATAAACATATAATATGATTCAACATGAGGCGTTCTCTTAATTCACCATTCTCATGGTAACGATGAAGTAGTCGTTTTAGATATCTAAACCTACGCAAGTCTTCATTAAAGTCCTCAATGTCTTCACATTGGGGGTCATCATAATGCTTATGTGCGTATGCGTTAAAGTTTTTTGCTGTGATTTTGTCAAATAGACCCATAATATAATTGTTTAGTTGTTGTGTCTACTAGTATTTAGTAGACTCAACTAAAGAAGTTTAAACGATTGAACCGTAAACTTTGAATGAACCAGTTTCTAACTGTTCATATTTAACTTTGAGAGAAATGTTTCTTTCTTCTTTCTCAATCTCATCGATAGGTGTATCTACTGATTTACCAAACACCCCACCAAATTGAGTAAACTCTAAGTTTAATTCACCTGAACCTGAGAACTCTTCATCTTGTACTACACCATGTCCTTCTACTTGAACTTTCTTATGTAGACCCATTTGAGAGAGTTTTGATTCCATTTGTTGAATAGCGGCGAGAGGATTCATAAACTCTGACACTGCAACATGACCCAAAACTGCATTAAGTTTGTTCTTAACTGCCTGGGAATCTATGTCGTAAGGTACTGTTGAGTCTAAACCAAAGTCCCCACCTAAATTTTCAATTAAATATTCGTTAAATGATTTCATAATTTTTCCTATTGTGCATCGTAGTAGTTTTTATTCAACTCACCACGAACTATTGTTTCACCAACTTTTCTACACTTAATGTAGACCCTTTCGACATTACCACCTGGTGTAGTGAATGTTCTAATGCCGTTTGCAACCGTACCATTTGATTCGTTGTAAGTATCTGAATCAGATTTTACGGCAGCATTATCATACTGCCATAAATTATTCGAACCTGGAACGACTACATATGCCATAGTCTTCTACTATGCAACTACTGTAATTGTACCAGCAGCAGTACCAATTCCTGCGATATTGGTAATAGTTGCGTTTGTAGAAGTACCGTTATCTTTTACAGTACCACTGTTTAATGCCATTGCATTTGCACCAATACTTAGAACATCACCTGCATTTGTAGCAGCGTTAGCTGCACCAATTACAAGACTGAATACTAGTTCGTTAGAACCTGTACCACTTGCGTATGATAATACATGATTTGCTCTTTGGTCATTTACAACTGTAAGTTGTGGTGTGCCTGTGACTGCAACTGCCTCGTTAAATCTAACTCGTACGGATAATGTTCCACCCGCTGATTTATCAAATGCTGTTGAAATAAATTCTATTTCTGTAATATCAGCAGAACCAATTGAAACTGCAAGTCCACTTACTGCACATAAGACTTCATCTGTTGCGCCACTTTTAGGGTTTTCAAATCTCCAACCACTAGCGTCAGCGTAAACTTTCTTCTTATCTGCATCGTTTAACCACTTAGGTTTCGATTCGTCTGCATCTGAAATTCCCCATAATGCCATTTTATTCTCCTATTTCGCAACCTTTAAGATTGCATTAAATGTTTTACTAAAAGTGTTTTTGTCTTTTTGTAATAGTTGTAAGTATTTAGTTCGAATTGGTGCTCGAACCTTCATTAAAGTGTCATGAACTTTGACTGCATCTGCATTTTTTACTTTAATCTTCTTCATATCATCTGTTCTAACTTCACCATCTTTGGTTCCATCTTTGAATTTACGAAGTTGTATTAACATCGTTGCATCTGGTCTATTCTGTACACCAGTTGCCTTCGATTGCATTGCATCCATGGCACGATTGAAGACTTCATCCTCTTCTGCCTCTGCATACTTACCCTTTGCCATTTTAGATATTTTATCTAATTTTGCTCTTAAATCTTTCTCGTTCTTAGATTGTGCAACAGCACGAGCAATTTTTTTATTACCTGCATCTGACATCATACCAAAGTCAGCAATCTTTTCCATTACTTGTTTGACATTTGATGATGCCTCAATTGCATCTGTAATATGTTTTTTATAGTTGAGTCTCTTCAACTTTTCTTTAAACATTCTTGTTCTGGCGTCTACTTTTTCCATTATTCTTCTAAGTCCACTTTACCATCCCATTTGCCTTGTTCAATTTCTCGTATCAAGTCATAGCATGTTCTTTCAACTTGTTGTAGACCTTTAAATATATTAGATGGTCCGTCTGCACGATTGTTATATTGAAACTTCTCGTGGTCTTTGTTAATCTTTTCAATAGTCTTTAAAATCTTTTTATAACCATTGATTTCTTGTTTTCTATTGAACTCTGAACCCTTTTTCTCAGCAGGACTTTTCCCATGAAAGTTTATTCTTTCAATGATTTCTTCTTTGCCATCATTGTGTTCTTTAATTACTTGTACTAGACTTTTATATGTCATATTACTTCTCGTCAAAGTGTGATACTGTTGAAGGATCACCATATGATGATTTACCTCTTGCAACTGAGTCAAAGTCTCTGAGTTTCTTCTTAGTGCCACTCATAACAACTAATGTATCTTGTTTGTTAGTATTCATGGTGACTTTTAGACCCATCATCTTTCCTGACTGTTCGAACTTTTTCTTTTCAGCAGGATGCATCTTCTTAACTCTGTAAGTAATCATCTCTTCTTGTAAGTCTTCTTCCCATATATTTCTATATGTGTCCATAATAGACTGTCTTGCACCTTGTTGTGCCTCTTCTACTGAATCAGTCATGTATCCAGCGAACTTACCTTTCTGGATGGTGTTCTTCTTAATGATGTTAGATAGTTTATCTTTCTTCTGAAGAAGTTTCTTTGCCTTCATTCTGTCGTGGTACATAAATGTATATGTTTTACCATCTTTCTCATCTTTAACTGAGTAACCAGTAGCAGTCATCTTAGTGACTTTACCTTGTCTCTTATTACCTTGTTTAGGTTCATAGAAATCTACACCTGTACCAGTTTTGATATCTTTCTTACCCTCTGCACCCATACCATGTTGTGCGAGTTTTCTATAGTTCTCTGTTAAATCTGTTTCTTCTTTAATTACTGCTTGACTCCAACCACCACCGTGGTCTTCTGCGGTCTTTAGTTTACTTAATGATACATATAAAGGTTGCAAGTCTTTGCCGTCTTTATAATCAGATGTTTTACTGTAAGTACTGTCAATCATAAGACCGACTTTGTATGCACTTGAACCCTCTTCAGGTGTTGAGTAAACTGGTTTCTGTTTGATTTTGTTTGTTCTGCAATATGTATCAATCATCTTCTTTGCAGTTTCAAAATCTTTCTTATTTTCTGGTGAAGTGATTCTGTCTCCTTTACCACCTCTAAAC